TTAGTATTCACTTGACCCACCGTTTAGCAAGTACTAAACTGCCTCTAAATCAACCTTCCCCAAGGTGAGGCACTGTGGATCTCAAGACATACATCAACAGCGAGCGCGGCACGGCCACGAAACTGGCTGCAGCTATCGGCGTATCGCTTTCCTACCTGTCGCAGATGAGTGACGGTACGTCGGCCGTCAGTCCAAAGCGCTGTGTCGCCATCGAAGAAGCCACGGAAGGATGCGTGACCCGCAAGGATCTGCGTCCTGACGACTGGTCGGACATCTGGCCCGAGCTTCGTTCGGAACAACCAGCCGCCGCCTGAATCCCCGCAAGCGGTTGCTGTGGAACCAATTATTGAGTTCCTCGCCGCACTGCACAACCATTGAAAATTAGGTACGCCTTATGGGCCTGAGAAAAGCCTACCAGTCGATGATCCGCGCCTTCAACGGTGGTGCGCCGGCAATGGCGGGAGCGCTCGGTATATCCGAAGCGTCGCTACAGAACCGGATCTACGAAGTGAAGGGCCAGGCGATTCAGACTGAAATGGCCCTCGCCATGCAGCGCCTGTCCGGCACGACGTTCTTTGCGGAAGCCATCGCTGAACAGTCGGGCGGCATGTTCGTGTCTCTGCCCGAAGTCGACGACAACTGCGACAACGAGGAACTGCTCGCCAAGTTCACGCAGATCCTTTCCGACCTCGGCGAGCTGGCTAAGACCCATACCGCGGCCATCGCAGACGGCATCGTCAACGACCGCGAGAAGCACGACCTCGAACAGGTCGCAGCAGCCGCGCACCGGCACATCCAGGAGTTGCTGACGCTGACCTTCCGCATCTATTGCCCCAAGGGCGCGGTGGAGAAGTGACATGAACTTCTACAAGCGTCACATCGGCGACTACCTGAAGGACACAGCGCACCTGTCACTGCTCGAGCACGGCGTATACACGCGCCTTCTCGATGTCTATTACACGCGTGAGTCTGGCATCCCTGACGCGCAGGCAGCACGCCTGATCGGAGCCCGGAGCAAGGACGAATGCGCAGCGCTGAAGGTGGTGCTTGGCGAATTTTTCGAGCTTTACGAAGGTATGTGGGTACAGCACCGCTGCGAACGTGAAATCGAAGACGCATCCGCACAAGCGAAGGCAAACCGGGAGAACGGGAAAAAGGGTGGTCGCCCTAAGAAAAATGAAAACCCGAACGAAACCGAAGTTGAAACCGAATCAAAACCGAACGGAAACCCATTGGGTTCTGATTCGCTAAGCGAAAAAAACCTTAGCCAGACTCCAGACTCCAGACTCCATAAAAACACTACGCGCGTACCGCGCTTCGATGCGCAAGCGCATCTTGAATCGATGGGTGTCGAGTCGGTTGTTGCTCGAGACTGGCTTGCGCTCCGGAAAGGCAAGCGGCTTACCCCGACCGAGACTGCATTCGACGGTGTAAAGGCTGAGGCAGACAAGGCAGGCCTGGACATGAATGACGTCATCCGTACCTGTTGCACGCGCGGTTGGGCTGGTTTCAAAGCTGAGTGGCTCGAGCGTCCGGTCGGTCGTATGAACGGCCACTCCGACAACAATCCGTTCGCATGACGCCATGACTCCGATCCCCCGCAACTGCGAGCAGCTCATTGCCATGCGTAAAGCCAAGAGTGTTCCTGCGCTTCCGGTGCTGATCTCGCTTGTCGGGCCGCTGGAGTTCACGAATCTCACGCTGCTGGCAAATGCGGGCACGCGGTACGAATGGCGCGCCGTATCGGCTTTGGATCTCGAAGTTTTTGCTTCGGTTGCAACACCCTTTCGCCAACTGATTGAGGTCCTGGTGGACGTCGCTGCCGCGGTGCCCAAGCGCCTGATCCTGACGTTTATCGAAGGACCGCGTATCGACTGCGGAGAAATGCGCACCATCACCGATTTCGCATTGTTCGACTGGTTTCCGATGGTCGTCATGCCGGTGCGTGCTGCACCTGAACGCCACATCAAGGCCTGGAACGACGGGAAAGCGCTCGAGCGGAAATTATGGGCCGAACTCGGGAAAAGCATTCCCATTCCCTACGACAACGCAATGGGTCTGGTTGTCCAGATCGCAAAGGAGAATCAGCAATGCGGGTGATCCCAGACAACATCAACTGGGCCGAATACGCCAAGGATGAGAACGACGGCCGCGCCGATGTGCGCAAGGCCTCCGAGTTCTTCGACAAGGTGAAGGCCGCATTCCACGGAGGCGAGGAATCCGTGACTGGGCTTACGACGCCGTGGCCAAGCGTTGGCGATGACATCAGGTTCCGACCCGGCGAAGTAACGCTGTGGGCCGGCGTGAATGGACATGGGAAGTCCGGCGTGCTCGGTCAGGTGGTGCTCGGATTTATGGCTCAAGGCGATCGCGTATGCGTTGCTTCGATGGAAATGCCGGCTGACAAAACGCTGAAGCGGATGTCAAGTCAAGCAGCCGGGCATGCTCGACCTGGAATGCAATACCTCGACTCGTTTGCAGTGTGGACCGATGACCGCCTATGGATCTACAACCACATTGGCACTGTGCAGCGCGATCGAATGATGTCTGTATCGCGCTATTGCAACCAGGAATTGAAGGTCGGTCACATAGTGATCGACAGCCTCATGAAGTGCGGCATCGCGCCAGACGATTATGCCGGCCAGAAGGCCTTCGTAGATTCGCTGTGCTCGCTCGCTCGAGATACCGGTCTGCACATTCACCTGGTGCACCACATCCGCAAAGGCGAGAAGGAAACCAACGCGCCCGACAAGTTCGACATCAAGGGCGCCGGTGAGATCACCGATCTGGTGGACAACGTTCTGATCGTGCACCGCAACAAGCGCAAGGAAGAAGCGTTGGCCTCCGAGCTGAAGCCGGGCGAGCGCGAGAAGTTCGAAGCCCAGTCCGACACGCTGCTGATCTGCGCGAAACAGCGTCATCACACTTGGGAAGGGAAGGTGAAGCTGTGGTTCGACAAGGGAAGCCTGCAATTCACGGATCAGCGCGATTCATTGCTGCATCTCGATCTCGAGAAAAATCAGTGGAGAGCGGTATGGAGCCGTTGACCGCCACCACTACGCCCGCGCGCGAGGTTTCTGCAGGCCCTAAGGAGCAGACATGCTGATCGCAATCGACCCAGGTATCCGCGGCGCTATCGCCTTCTTCGGCCCCGGCGACCGCATCGCAGTCCACGACATGCCGACGCGCGCCAAGCCGGGCAACACGAAGATCCGCAACGAGATCGACCCGAAGGCATTGCAGGCGCTGCTACGCCGCTTTGCGCCGGCCGATGAAAAGGGCCTCGTGGTCATGGAGAACCTCAACACGTTCGCCGGCGGCAGCGTTCAGACGATGGGCTCGCTTGAGGCGACGAAAGCCGTCATCTGCACCGTGTGTGAGTTGAGCGGCTTCGACATGGCGTTCGTCTCGCCGAAGACATGGCAGGGCTTCTACGGCATCAAGCGCACGACGGCGAGCGACACCAAGACGCAGAGCCTGAAGCTTGCGCGCGAGCTGTTCGGCATGGAGTACTGCCCGCTGCAGAAGCACGACGGCCGGGCTGACGCGCTGCTGATCGGGCGCTATGGGCAGAGGCACTTCGCATGATTTCTTTCTCTCAACCGAGCCGCCCGGATCGCTGCGAGCTATGCCATTGGGTCGCTACAGAGACGCGCTACCTACCTCCTCCGCCCGGGAGCATCCGGACATGGAATCCCACGAGTAGCTGTAGCTACGCTCCGTCAACGGAATCGACTTCGGTGCTTGTCTGTAAGCGTATGCCGCCGTCCGCGAATGAAGAGGGGCGCGGCGTATCACCGAGTGTTTGGGCGGGCGATTACTGCGGCGAGTTCAAGGAAAAGGAGTGCGCCTGATGGCCTCAATCCTCCAGCTCGCCGGCATGCTCCCGCGCGACCCGCAGTTCCGCGAATGGGCCGCCTCGCACGCCGAGGTCGAGCCGCTCACGGTCGACGAAGCAGCAGAGTTCATCCGCGTCGTCTGCCAGATCACATCGCGCCGCGCGCTTGCGACCGACAAGGATGCAGAGGCGCGGTTTCATCAGTTCCTGCGCAAACCCTACGCCGCATGGCGTGCTCAACACTTGGAGGCGGCATGAGAAGCTTTCCCATCCTTTCTATCGGCGCAGCACTGGGCGCTTCGATGATGCGCATGCGTCCGCTTGGCTTCGGTCGGGCTCGTGTGCGCTCGTCGAAATATCAGCCGCACCAGGGCGCCAAAGAGCGCGAGCGCGCGCGGCGCTGCTACATGGTCGGCGGAATCATGCATCAGATGAGCAAGCGGCAGTACGAAGCCTACTTCCGCGAGGTCGCCTGATCATGTGCGCCGCCAACCCCACCGAATCCCTCGCCATCGCCCGCGCTCGCCTGACGCCCGAGCAGTGGGCGAAGTTTGAGGCGGATTTTGGGCACTTCTGCGATTACAGCGGATTCAACGAGGACCCATTCAACCGAAATTTCGGATGGGCTTGGGCCAAGTGGGCCTATCTCTGCGGGAAGGGGCTGTGATGCCGCTGCCGACATTCAAACCCATGAACGGTCGCCCGGATCGGATGCGCCTGAACTGCGAGACACCCGAAGCGCAGTCAGTGAGCGGCACGCGCGGCGGTAAAGCCAAGCTCGATGCAAACCAGATCGAGGCGTTGTGGGATGAGGTTCAGGCTCACCGCGCAGCGACGTTCAAATGGATTCAGGAGGAAGCATGAAGCTCTGCAAGGACTGCAAGCACTACGCATCTCCGACTCATCCGCTCTCGCAGATGACTGGCGCGCCTTACTACGCACATCCGATGTGCTCCCATCCCCTAGCGGAACGCAGCGTGGTAGATGGGACACTCCAGACGGCTTGCATCATCGCACGCGGAGCAGGCCAAGCAACGGATCGTTCCGTTTGCTGGCCCGATGCGAAGTTGTTCGAAGAAGCGCCGCCGCCTGAGCCGCCACCTGAGCCGAAGCCCGCGCCTGTGTACGCCATTCCGGTCGAGCAAAGCACGTCGTTCTGGCGCCGTATCTTCGGCTGAGCACCACGCCACGCCGACGCGAACTCGGCCGCTGGACCCTGCGCTACGGGCACGAACAACGGGGATTGACATGGATCGAATCGACGAACTGCTGTTGGACTGGTACGAGTGGCAGGCAGGCTACACGCCGAACCTCGGCCATGGTGGCGCTGACCCTGCCTGCCGCGACTTCCGCATCAGTCGTCAATGGATGGATTACGACGACCTCGACGCCGAAGTCGAAATGAACCTGCGCGCGTCGGTCGGCAAGGTGATTGAGCCGATGATCCTCAAGCTCGACATGCGCAGCCGCCTGGCGATCAACACGGCAATGCGCAACTTCGGCGCTGGTGCATCGGTCTGGGTCAACCCGCGGCACGCCGAGACCCAGGACGAGGACTACGAGCGCGCCAAGGCGATTCTGTGCCCGCAGATGGTTTTAGCAGGATTGCTCGAACGTAGCTCTTGTAAACCCGTTGAAGTTATGGCAGATTAGCGCCCGTGGGGGATAGTTGCCTCCAAAATTTCCCAAGCCCCACCCGGTTCGCCGCGCGGGGCTTTTTGCTTTCACGCATGGCGATTGATGAGCTTCGTGCTCCAGTCCCAAGAGACCGGTATCCATAGCTTGGGAGGCTAGACCGGTATCAGTCGCCAGTCGTGAGAGCGAAGATTGACCTCCTACGTGGCGGCGCAGATTCAAAATCTGCCGCTCTTTCCTATCAACCGCCTTCCGCAAGCGCATGAGTGCGATAACCGGCGCAGCTTCGGGGTTCGTGGAAGGTCGGTCTCCGCTGGCTTGCCAGAACTCTACCGACCGGCTGCCGAAGCACCCTCAACTCTGGAGCACACCATGAGCGATCCGATCGCACAAGCAGCAGAAGCACTGAGCGCAGCGCCTGTCACGGGCAACGTGCTGGTCAACGAAACGCCGGTTGTCGCCGCGCCGGTTGTGGAGGCTGGCACGGCCGATATGGGGGAGTCGCAGACATCATCGCAAGCGCCTGCATCGCCCCAACCCTCATCTTCGGAGCCCCAATCGTTGGTGTCGGCGTCGGAGCAATCGGCTGCTGCATCTGGCTCGCTGGCCACTGCGCAGGATTCTGGTGAACTCCCGCGCGAATCGCACCTGATGCTGCTCGAAGCGAAGTTCGCCAATGCGCTCGCGAAGCTGCGCAACGCAGAGCGCGTGTCCGTTGACGAACTCGAAGCGATCTACGTGCACATCAAGGCGGTCATCTAAGCCATGGCCCGTCCGTCGAAGTACAAGCCCGAGTACGCCGAACTGGCGATGAACTATTGCCTGCTCGGGGCGACGGACGCTGAAGTCGCCGCATTCCTCGGTGTTGGCCTGAGGACGGTCGGAGACTGGAAGCTCGCCCACGAGGACTTCGCCGAGGCGATGAGCACCGGCAAGGACAAGGCAGACGCGAAGGTCGTCGGCGCACTCTACAAGAACGCGACCGGCGGCAACGTCACCGCACAGATCTTCTGGCTTAAGAACCGCCGGAAAGAGGACTGGCGGGACAAGATCGACCATGAGGTTGGCGGCAAGGACGGCGCGCCGATCCAGTACCAGGCAGTCGAGCGCAAGATCATCGATCCGAAAGCGCAATGACCACGCTGACGATCGAGACGCCGCGGGTGTATCTCCCGCTGCTTCAGCCTGCGCGCTACAAGGGCGCCTACGGTGGCCGGGGGTCAGGCAAGTCTCACTTCTTCGCCGAGCTGCTGGTCGAGGAGTGCATCCGGCAGCGCACCGACGCGGTATGCCTGCGCGAGATCCAGAAGTCGCTCAAGTTCTCGGTGAAGAAGCTCATCGAGAGCAAGATCGAGAGCCTGAACGCGGGCTATTACTTCGACGTGCTCGACTCGCAGATCAACTCGAAGCAGGGCGGCGTCATCATCTTTCAGGGCATGCAGGACCACACGAGCGATTCCATCAAGTCGCTTGAGGGTTTCCGCATTGCGTGGTTCGAAGAGGCGCAGTCTGCGAGTCAGCGCAGCCTTGATCTGCTTCGCCCGACGATTCGCGCGCCCGGCAGTGAGCTGTGGTTCGGCTGGAATCCGCGCTTCGCGACCGATCCGATTGACGTGCTGCTGCGCGGCGAGAATCCGCCGCCCGGCGCTCAGGTCGTCGAAGCCAACTTCAGCGACAACCCCTGGTTCCCGCAAGAGCTTGTCGACGAAATGGAGTACGACAAGAAGCGTGACCCGGACAAATACGCGCACATCTGGCTAGGCGCATACCAGCAGAACAGTTCCGCGCGCGTGTTCAAGAACTGGAGCGTCGAAGAATTCGAGCGGCCGGCGGGCACGATTCACCGTCTCGGCGCTGACTGGGGATTCTCGGTCGATCCGTCGGTGCTGATCCGCTGCGACATCGAAGGCAACCGCCTGTATGTCGATTACGAGGCCTACATGGTGGGCTGCGAGATCGTGAACCTGCCTGAGCTGTTCATGAGCGTGCCGGACGCCGAGAAGTGGCCGATCACGGCTGACTCTGCCCGGCCCGAGACAATCAGCCACATGCAGAAGAACGGTTTCCCGAAGATCCGCCCCGCCATCAAAGGCGCGAAATCTTTGGAAGAAGGCGTGGAATTCCTGAAGTCGTTCGATATCGTCGTTCATCCGCGCTGCAAGCATCTGATCGACGAGCTCACGCTCTACAAATACAAGGAAGACCCGCTGACAGGGGCGATCCTGCCAATTCTCGAAGACAAGGACAACCACGTGATCGACGCGCTGCGCTATGCCTGCGAGGGCGCCCGACGTGCTGGGAAGGCTCCGAAGCCGAGCAAACCTGTAATCCGCCGCACCGTGCATGGTGCTGGCGCCTGGATGGGCTGATCAATGGCACGCAAACGCAAACTCGACGCTGAATCATCGGGCCTTGACCCGATCGTCAAGGAAGCCAAGGAGCGTTTCGCCCGTTGCGAGGATGCCGAGTCGTCTTTCCGCAAGCTGTTCGTCGAGGACATGAAGTTTGCCAACGGCGACCCGGACAACAACTGGCAGTGGCCCGACCAGATCCGCCAGTCGCGCGACGGCGACAATCGCCCGTGCCTGACGATCAACAAGGTGCGCCAGCACAACCTCCAGATCATCAACGACGCGAAGCAGAACAAGCCGAGTATCAAGACGCTGCCGATTGACGGCCAGGCCGATATCCAGATCGCCAAGATTCTCGACGGCATCATGCGGCACATCGAGTACAACTCGCATGCGGAGATCGCTTACGACACGGCGACAGAGTTTGCGGTGCAAGCCGGGCTCGGTTACTGGCGCGTGATCACCGACTACGCGCACGACGGCTCGTTCGAACAGGAAATCTTCATCCGGCGCGTGAAAGATCCGCTGAGCGTGTACCTCGACCCGGACATCCAGTCAGCCGATGGCGCAGACGCCAAGTTCGGCTTCGTGTTCGAGGACGTGCCGAAGGAAGAGTACGAGGCGATGTATCCGGAAGAGGATCCGGCGAGCGTCACATTCCCGATGGAAGCGACCGGCGATCCGTGGCTCGACAAGAACCACGTGCGCGTGTGCGAATACTTCTACCGCGCCGAGAAGAAGGACATGCTGGTCAATCATCCGGCCAAGGGCCCGATGAAGCTGTCCGAGGTGGAAGACGAGAAAGAGCGCAAGGCGCTGCTCGAAGACGAAAGCGTGAAGAAGCGCGAGGTCAGCGAGCCGCATTTCAAGTGGTGCAAGATTGCCGGCGACAAGATCATCGACCGCAAGGAATGGCCGGGCCGCTATCTGCCGATCGTGCGCGTGGTGGGCGAGGAAATCGTCATCAACGGCAAGGTCGAGCGCAAGGGCCACACGCGCAACATGAAAGACGGCCAGCGCATGTACAACTACATGACGTCGGCCAACGTCGAATACATCGCGTTGCAGACCAAGACGCCGTATGTCGCGCCTGTCGAAGCCATCGAAGGCTATGAGGACGAGTGGGCGAACGCGAACAAGGACAACAAGGCGTATCTGCCCTACAACGGCGTCGATGCCGATGGTCGGGAGATTCCGCGTCCGCAGCGCGAGCAGCCGCCTGTAGGCGCTTCCGCGTACCTGCAAGCCATGCAAACGGCCCAGCAGGAACTCATGATGACCTCGGGCCAGTATCAGGAGCAGTTTGGCGCGCCGTCGAACGCTGATGCTGGCGTCGCCATTGCAGCGCGTCAGCGGCAGGGCGACAAGGCGACGTATCACTTTATCGACAACGTGGCGCGCGCGATCCGCTACACCGGCCGCATCATGGTTGACCTGATCCCGAAGGTGTACGACACCGAGCGCGTGGTTCGCATTGTCGGCGAGGACGGTAGCGAAGATTTCGCGCAGATCAATCCTCAGCAGCCGCACGCCGTAGGCGATCAGCAGGGCAACGCGCAGCAGGCGCCGGCCGATAACTCGAAGCTGAGCGCCGCGCAGGCTGCGCAACTGATCTACAACCCAGGCATTGGCCGCTATGACGTGACGGTAGAGGTCGGGCCGAACTACGAGACGCGCCGTCAAGAGGCGTTCCATGCGCTCACGCAGATCATGTCGCAGGATCAAGACCTGATGAAGGTCGCGGGCGATCTGCTGTTCAAGGCCGCGGACTTCCCGATGGCTGATGAAGTTGCAGAGCGTCTGCACCGCACGATCCCGCCGCAGATCCTTGGCGAAGGCCCGACGCCGGCAGAAGCCGACATGCACCAGAAAATGCAGCAGATGGAGCAGATGATCAACCATCTGTCGCAGGCGCTGCAGGACGCGCGCAGCACGCAGGGCCATGAAGAGGCGCATCTGAACATCGACGCCTACAAGGCGGAAACCGACCGCCTGAAGGCCATCGCGCCCGACATGGCGCCGGAACTCATTGCAGCGATCGCCGCGCACCTGGTAGCAGAGACGCTGCGCACCGGTGACCCGAGCCAGATTCAGCCGATGCCGAGCGGTGCGCCGCCCGACCCATCGCAGCAGCAACAGCAGTCCCAACCGAACCCGCCGAGCGCGGGTTTTTCTTTGCCCGCTCAACCTCAACAGGGGGCCTAAATGGCCGGTTACACAGGAATTCTTCAGGACCTCGGCAGCACGACGCCGATCGTTGGCATGTATCGCATCCTTCAGACGCTGGCGCCCGCATCGGTGGCTGCCAATACCAGCGCTGAGCAGACATTCACCGTGCCCGGCCTTGCCGTGGGCGACTCCATCGACGTGAACAAGGCATCGCATCAGGTCGGACTGTCGATTGGCAATGTGCGCGTCTCCGCGGCGAACACGCTGGCGATCCAGTACGTGAATACGACTGCCGGCGCCATCGTGCCAGCGACCGAGCAATACATCATCGGCGGTCAGCGCTAAGACCCAGCAGCACAGCTTTCCAGAAGGCCCGTTTCCAGCAATGGAGCGGGCCTTTTTGCATTCCGTACCGGTGCGGCATCACCGGGCTCAATCCTTGGACACGTCCATGCAAACCGAAGAGAACGCTTCAACCGAAGTAGAGAACGTCACGCCTACGGCCTCCACGGAACAGGCGCAACAGCCCGCTGAAGTCAGCACGGAACCGGGCGCCGGGCAAACCGCAGAGCAGATCGAGCAGCAGGCGCAGCAGGAAAAGCCGAAGAACGATTGGGTTCAACGCCGCATCGACCAGCTCACGCGGGAGAAACACGAGGAAAGACGACAGCGCGAAGAACTCGAAGCGCGGCTGCGGCAGTACCAGCAGCCGGCCGAAAGCCAGTCTCAACCGAAGCAGATGACCGCCGACGAGATTCGGGCCGAAGCAAGGCGCCTCATCCAGCAGGAAAAGTTTGATGAGGCCTGCAACAAGGTGTTCGACGCCGGCAAGGGCGAGTTCGGTAACGAGTGGGATTCGTCGCTGCGCACGTTCCAGATGCTCGGCGGCGCATCGCCCGAGTTTCTCGAAGCCGTCACGGCGATGGATGCCGGCCACAAGGTGCTGCACCACTTGGGCCAGAACCCGGAAGTCGCTGAACGCCTGCTGTCCCTTCCTCCGTTGCGCATGGCGCTTGAACTGGCCCGTCTCGAATCGACGGTCGGTCAGGCGAAACCCAAACCCGTTTCCAACGCCCCCGCACCGATCAATCCGATTGGCGGACGGTCGTCGCCTGTCGAGCCAGAGGAATTCGCCTCGGCCGCAGAGCAGATCGCGTGGTGGAAGAAACACGGCTCCAAATGAGGCTGAAAAATGGCAAACACTCTTCTTAATACCAGCAAGATCCTCGACAAGTCGCTGATGATCCTTGAAAACAACCTGGCCTTCTCGGGCCGGGTGAACAAGGAATACAGCGACGAGTTCGCCGTCAAGGGCGCAAAGGTCGGCTCGACCGTGAACGTGCGTAAGCCGGTTCGCTTCGTCGGTTCGACCGGCCCCGCTCTGAACCTCGAAAACGTGGTGGAAACCGTCGTGCCGGTCACGCTCGACACGCAGTTCCACGTCGACTTCACGTTCTCGTCGCAGGAACTGACGTTGAACATCGACGACTTCGCAGAGCGCTATCTGGCCCCGGCGATGGCGACTATCGCCAACAAGATCGACTTCGACGGCCTCGGTCTGTACACGTCGGTCGCGAATCAGGTCGGCACCGCCGGCACCACGCCGAGCGACATCGCCACGCTGCTCGCTGCTGGCACGCGTCTCGATCAGGAAGCGACGCCGCGCGACGGTCAGCGCGCGGTCGTGTGGGACCCGGCTGCAAACGGCTCGATGGTCAAGGCCGCTGCCGGCCTGTTCAACGCACCGCGCCCGATCAGCGACCAGTACGAAAGCGGCATCTTCGTTCCGGCGCTGGGCTTCGACATCGGCATGGACCAGAACATCCGCCAGGCGACCGCAGGAACGCGCACCAACGGCACGGTGTCGGGTGCAGGCCAAACGGGTAGCACGCTGCTCGTGACCGGCCTGGGCGCAGGCGGCACCGTCGCCGCGGGCGATACGTTCACCATCGCTGGTGTGTTCGCAGTCAACCCGCAATCGCGCCAGTCGACGCGCGTGCTGCGCCAGTTCACCGTGACCGCTCCGGCGACGGCTGACGGTTCGGGCAATGCAACGCTGTCGATCTTCCCGGCGATCAATACCGCGGCGTCGAACCAGCAGTACCAGACGGTATCGGCCGGCCCGGCGAACGCTGCTGTCGTCACGTGGGACGTTGCCGCGGGCACGCAGTACACCGTGAACCTGGCGTACCACAAGAACGCCTTCACGCTCGCGACGGCTGACCTGCAGATGCCGGAAGGCGTGGACTTCGCCGGCCGCCGCAACCACAAGGGCATCTCCATGCGGATCGTTCGCCAGTACGCGATCGGTACCGACACGTTCCCGTGCCGTATCGATGTGCTGTATGGCTGGCGTCCGATTTACCAAGAGCTTGCCTGCCGCATCGCCGGCTAATTGATCGGGGGCCGTCATGTTCGGATCAACATGCGGCCCCTGCATCCTTCTGGAGTGGCTCATGCCATACACATATGTTGAGTTCCCGAAGTGGACGCGCAAAGGCAAGGAAGAGCGCCTTGTGCATTCCCGCGAGGAACTCGAAGCGCTCGGCGAAGGCTGGTCGGACTATAAGCATGTCCCGCCCAAAGTGCATGTCGATTCCGAAACGTTCCAGCATTACCCGAAGTGGGTCGGCGACAAGCTCGTGAATAGCGCTGAAGAAGAGGCGGCATTGGCACCCGTTGAGCCCGAGCCGGAACAGAGCGACGAGCGCGAGGCGCTGATCCAGATCGCCGCAGAGAAGGGCGTCCAGATCGACAAGCGTTGGGGAGCTGAAAAGATCCGCGCGGCGCTGGAGTCGGCATGACGACCGGAACCGATCTGATCACGCTGGCGCTGAAGGATATCGGCGCGCTCGGTATCGGCCAGTCCGTGTCTGCCGAAGATACGGCCGACGCGCTGGCGACGCTGAACATGATGCTCGGCCAATGGGATGCGGAGCGGTTGAGCGTCTATCACCTGGTCGACACCGCGCATCAGGCGAACGGGTCGGTTTCCTATACCGTCGGCATCGGCGGCGACTTCAATGTCACACGCCCGATCAAGATCAACGCGGCCTATGCGCGCCTGCAAAGCAGTGGCGCGGGCAGCGCGGTCGACTACCGCATCACCATGATCGACGCGCGCGAGGACTATTCGCGCATCAGCCTCAAGACGCTCTCGTCGTTCCCGGAATACGCTTTCTACGACTCGGCATATCCGCTGGGCAGCCTGTACCTCTATCCGGTGCCGAACAGCAGCTATGAGCTGCATATCGTGACTATGGAGACGTTGCCGCAGCTTGCGACCGCCGGGACATCTGTCAACCTGCCGCCGCCATATCTCGCGGCGCTGCGCTACAACCTCGCGATCTACCTGTGTCCGTCCTATCAGCTTGAGCCGACGCCTTCACTGGTGCGACTCGCGATGAACGCCAAGCGGGTGATCAAGCGCATGAACACACAGATTCCGTCTTTGACGATGCCGCGCGGTCTGATGACGAAATCGCGCTACAACATCTACAGCGACAACTCGAGCAACTGATGCGAGTCCCGCTCACAACCGGCGCGTACCAGACGCGCAGCGTGATCGCCGAAGCTCAGCGCTGCGTGAACCTGTATGCCGAAGCGAACCCGCAGGACGCGCCGTGTCCGTTCACCTACTATCCGACGCCGGGCCTGACGCTCGTCTCGACGCCGCCGGTTGCGGGCGAGTCGCGCGGCATCTACACGGCGAGCAATGGCAAGCGCTATGAGGTCGTGGGCGCCAATGTGTATTCGGTGACATCGGCGAACGTCTACACCCAGATCGGCGTGCTCACGTCGTCCGCCGGTCCGGTTTCGATGGTAGACAACGGGACGGACCTGTTCATTGTCGACGGCACCGTGAGCGGCTTCACGGTAAAGCTCGCGACGAATGTCATGACGGCTGTCAGTGACCCCGCATTCTATGGGGCGGATAAGGTCGATCTGGTCGACGGTTACTTTCTGTTCAACCGGCCGGGCACGCCTCAGTTCTATATCTCGCTCTTCGACAGCGTTGCGTTCGATTCTCTCGACATTGCGTCCAAATCGACCTATTCGGACAACCTTGTCACGTTGGCGGTGATGCACCGTGAGGTGTGGCTGTTCGGCGAGCTGACGACTGAGGTCTGGTACAACACCGGCGCAACTGACTTCACGTTCGGCCGCATGCCGGGCGTGTTCATCGAGCACGGGTGCGCAGCGAAACATTCAGTCGCAAAGATCGATCTGGCGCTGTTCTGGCTTGGGCGCGATCTCCAAGGGCAGAACGTCGTATTCGCCGGCCGCAACTATATGGCTGAGCGTATCTCGACGCATTCGATCGAACAGGCGCTGGCAGGATACTCGCGCGTCGACGATGCAATCGGCTTTTCGTATCAGCAGGGCGGCCACGCCTTCTATGTGCTGACGTTCCCGACGGCGAATGCCACGTGGTGCTTTGACGTGGTGACCGGTCAATGGGCAGAGCGCGGCTTTCTCGAAGCCGATGGCACGTTCAGCCGGCATCGCATGAACTGCCATTCGTTCAACGGCGGCCGGAATCTCGTCGGCGACTGGCAGACGGGCATGGTCTACATGCTCGACCAGAACAACTACACGGACAACGGCGCCACGATTGAATACGTGCGCGCGTTCCCGCATATCCTCGGCGCCGACGGTAACCGCGTGATGTTCCGCCAGTTCATCGCCGACATGGAAGTCGGTAATGGGCTGCCCGATGACTCTGCCGAGCCAGAAATCCGGTTGCGTTGGAGCGATGACCGCGGGCGTAGCTGGGGCAACTATGTGCAGGGCTCGCTAGGGAAGGTCGGGGAATACCTGACCTCCATCCAGTTCCAGCGGCTCGGCTACGCGCGCGATCGCGTGTTCGAACTGTCGTGGTCGGCGCCGGTGAAGACCGCATTGAATGGCGCATGGGTGGACGTGTCGAGGGCGCGCACGTGAGCAACGCCACGAACAGCAATATCCCGAATCCGGGAGTGCCGTTTCTCGACTCGACCGGGCGCATCACACAGGTCTGGTGGGCGTTCCTGCTGGCGATTTTCCAGCGCACTGGCGGATCAGGATCACCGAGCCCCACGCCGCAAATCGACTATGCGCCGCTGATCGATGCACAGGTGCCTTATCCGCTGTTCCCGCCGTCTCAGGATGCACCCGCCGCGGTGGCATGGCAGCCGTCTCTTGCGGATCTCGTGCCAGAACCGGTCTCAGTGCCAGTTTTCGCCGTCGATCCAATCGAGGACATTTTCACGGCGGGCACGGGCTTTAATCCGGGCACCACGACAACCCTGACGCTCTCGAAGGTCTACACGTCGGCCGCCGCAGTGCTCGTGCACTTCGACGGCACATTTCAGGCGACGGACCAGTACAGCGTGTCAGGCAACACGATCACCTTCACGTCAGCCATTCCGGTCGGCGTGTCCAAAGTCTATGCGCGAGGCTAAAGCATGACGACGAAATATCGCGAAATGGTGGCGGCCCAGACTCTTACGGGCAGCGCTGTTTCCTACTACACGACGCCTGTCGGCACATATGGCGCAATCCACGCGGGCAGCATCTGCAATCCGACGGGTGCCGTGGTGACGGTGAACGTCTACAAGGTCCCGACTGCTGGTTCCGCTGGCGCCCCGACGAAGATCGCGAGCAAGGCTGTCGGCGCGGGCGCGACCATCGCTGTCCCGGAAATTGTGAACCACAAACTTGAGCCCGGCACGCAGCTTTATGCCGATGGCCTCGCCTGCACGCTGAATATCAGCGGTATCGAATACGTGCCGAGCTAAATGAAAAATTTCCACTTCCTCGCAAACGGCGTTGATGTCAATCCGCTGATGCTCGCGATCCGCCGCCGGCCCGACCTCTGGAAAGAGGACACGTTTCTTCGCCACTATCCGCAAGGGCCGTTTGGCGAGACCGAGACGATCATGCTGCGCTTCCCGGAGAAGGTCGAAGGGCTCACCGAAGAACAGATCGATCTCTACAAGCAGAACCAGCTCCCCGGCTACGACCAGTACGAAGCGATCGACTATCCGTCTTACAAGGTGCTGCACGAAGCGCGCCCGCTGGTCATGAATCTGATGGCGCGCGTCGGCGGTGAGCGGCTTGGCCGGGTGATGATCAACAAGATTTGCCCCGGCGGCCGGATCTTCGCGCACGCCGACACACCCGAGCAGACGCGCTATTACACGCGCTTTCATATCGTGCTGCATGGGCTTCCTGGCGCAGTCCTGAAGGCTGGCGATGAGCAGATCAACATGCTCACCGGCGAATGCTTCTGGTTCGACAACAGTCAGGTTCATGAGGTCGTCAACAACAGCGCCGACGAGCGTGTCTCGATGGTCGTCGATATCAGGACCTCGCGATGATCACGTTCACCATTGAGCCGTTCTCGGGCGTCTATGCCGAACTGCTGCCGCTGCTGCGCCAGCACTATGGCGAAATCTCGACCCATAAGGATCATGGCGTGCCGCTCGATCCGGTCGTTGAGGTCTATCGCGCGCGTGAACTCGACGGCTCTCTGCTGATGGTCATCGGCCGCGAGCGCGGCGAGATCGTCGCTTACTTCGTGTGCTTCATCGCGCCGGGGCTGCATTACCGCGACTGCCTGACGTGCTCGCCTGACATTTTCTTCGTGCGCGAGGACAAGCGGACGGGGCTCGCTGGCGTGCGCATGTTCCGGTTCGTCGAAAAAGAACTGAAGCGCCGCGGCGTCAGGCGGTGGGCTGTTGGCAGCAAGGTTCAGCACGACGCGTCTGCGTTGTTCAAGTTTCTCGACTTCGAACCTGTCGAGACGACCTACGAAAAGTGGCTGGGGGAATAAATCATGGTCGCAGCAGCAGTAGCCGGCGCGGCAATCGTCGGGGGCGTGGCTTCGAGCGCTATGAGCTCTAGCGCCTCCAGAAGTGCCGCTAATACACAGGCGCAGGCGGCCGAAGATGCCGCTCACCTTCAGAACGATCAGTACAACCAGACACAGGCCAATCTCAAGCCCTACATGGACTTGGGGCAGAGCTACATCAATCCGCTCAAGGATGCGCTATCGAATCCGATGCTGACGCAGCAGTTCGCTGCGCCAACAGAGCAGCAGGCGCAGGCGACGCCTGGCTATCAGTTCACGCTCAATCAGGGGCTGAAGTCGGTTCAGAACAGCGCAGCGGCGCGTGGCCTCGGCGTATCTGGTGCTGCCATGAAGGGGGCCGCGTCCTATACGACCGGCCTCGCAGATTCTACCTACAACGACGTATTCAATCGCGCATTGCAGACGTTCAATACGAACTACAGCAGCGCGGCGAACAACGTGAACCGGCTGACGAACATCGTCGGCAGCGGTCAGAATGCGGCGGCCACGAATGGCTCTCTCGGCGCGCAGGCGGTCGGGAATATCGGCAACACACTGACCAGTGGCGCGAATGCATCGGCAGCCGGAACCATCGGGGCAGCTAACGCGCTGTCTAATGGCCTGAATGGCATCACCAATGGCGCCACGAGTTATGCGCTGCTGTCGAACAATGCAGGGGCCGCGGCGCCGTCTAGCGCGTCAATGGCGGCCGGCAGCAATGGCTACGGCTTCACGGTCTAAGGAACACACATGCCACTCGATCCTAGCATCGCATTGAACGCCAATGCTCCGAAGCCCGCCAACCCGTTGCAAGAGGCTTTGTCGATCGCGCAGTTTCGCGCACTGAACGCGAGCGGCCAGGCACAACAGCAGCAGCTTGCGTCTAACCGCGCGACTTCGGCTGCCTACCAGCAGGCCACCGATCCGACGACCGGCCAGGTGGACAACAACAAGCTCGTCGGCATCCTCAGCCAGGACCCTTCCGCCGCCTACAACCTGCCGCAGGTTATCCAGGGCATCAATGCGCAGAAGCAGCAGCAACAGACGCTGCAAACTGGCCAGCTTGACCAGTCGATCAAGGCGCAAAGCGGTCTGCGGCAGGGGCTCGGCAGTCTGCTGACGAAGCCTGACCTGTCACCGCAGGACGTGCAGGGCTTCGCCACGACGCAACTGCAGGCCGGCGCGATCACGCCTCAGGTGTATCAGGCGGAAATGCAGTCGATGCCGCAGGATCCGCAGCAGCTTCGCCAATGGGTGTCCCAACATTACATGTCCGCGCTCAGCGGCGAGACGCAACTGCACGCGATGCTGCCGCAGTACGCGCAGATCAACACTGGCCCGGCGACGGTCGCAGTCAACCAGAACCCGCTCGCATTGAGCGGTGGCGTCGGCACGGTCGGCTACACGGTGAATAACGGGCTGTCGCCCACTGAAGCCGCCGCGCAAGTACCAGTCGTCAATGCAGACGGCACGCCCGGCACGCGCAGCAAGGCAAGCGTGCTTCAGGAGCAGGGATTGGGCGGGCTGCTCCCCCAAGGAGCGCAGGGAAGCGCCATTGGCACCGGGCGATATGGCTCGTCGAACAATGGTGTCGTCGCAACCGGGCCTGCTGCCGGCGTGGTCGACGCGACCCAGAAGGCGAACGCAGCCGGCGGCGACATGCTCGCGGCAGACCAGCAATCGAATGCACAGTCTGGAACGCGCATCAACATGCTCCAGAGCGCACAGCAGGCGCTCGCCAACTCGACCACCGGTAACGGCGCAGACAAGCTCAACGCGATCAAGAGTCTGCTCGTGACTGCCGGCATCGCGCCGCAAGCGACCGTCGACAGCGTCAAGAACTTCGACGAGGCCAACAAGTACCTCACGCAGTATGCGCAGCAAAAAGCGGCCGGCCTCGGCAGCGGGACCGATGCGCAACTGTCTGCGGCGATCTCGGGCAACGGCAATACGCATATCTCGAATCTGGCCGCGCAGGACGTGGTCAAGGTCAATATCGGGCTTGAGCGCATGGAGCAGGCGCGCATGCAGGCCTGGCAGAATTCCGGGCTGCCGCCTTCAGACTATGCCAAGTGGAAATCGCAGTTCGGCTCGACGCTCGATCCGCGCGTGTTTGTCGCCGATCAGATGGACCCGGCTAAGGTCAAATCGATGTACGACAAGATGCCACCGAACCAGCAGGCCCAGTTCCGCACGCAATATAACTGGGCGGTCCAGAAGGGCTATGTGACAGGGCCGCAATGATGGCTGATTACAGCGACCTCTTCGAAGCGGCCGGCAAGCAGTTCAACGTCGATCCGCGCCTGTTGCGCGCGGTGATGACGCCGGAAAGCTCGGGCAATCCCAATGCGGTTTCGCCCAAGGGTGCGACCGGTCTCATGCAACTGATGCCGGCCACCGCGAAGGAAATGGGCGTCACTGATCCGACCAACCCGCAGCAGAGCATCTTCGGCGGTGCGCGCTATCTGGCGCAGCAGCTCGACAAGTACAAAGACCCGGCACTGGCGCTGGCTGCCTATAACGCCGGTCCGGGCAACGTCAACAAGTACGGCGGCATCCCTCCTTTCCCTGAGACCCAGGCGTATGTAAAGAAGGTGGCCGCCGCGTATCAGGCGCAACCACAGTCACAAGGTCAGAACATGCCGCAACAACTGCCAGGCCTGCCGCCGACTGCCTCGGATGCCTCCACCGCTGGCGGCGATCCGTTTTCCGCATTGCTCGCGAAGGCCGGTCCGTCGTCTTCACCTGCACAAGGCACTGCGTCCGCAGCGGCTGGCGATCCGTTCGCCGCGCTGATGGCAAAGGCGGCTGAACCTGTAAAGGCAGCAGCGCAGCCTACAAGCCCCGCACAGGGCTCCGCGCCCGTCACGGTAGGCAATGTGTTGGGCGCCGCACTGGAGCCGCTTGCGACGGCTGCAACGGGCGCTATCGCCGCGCCTGTCAGCACCATTGCGCGCGTCGGCGCTGCGGCTCTCCCTGGCGTCTCATTCGACCGCGCGAAGCAGATCGGTGAGAGTGTTCGGGATGCGCTGACCTATCACCCACAGACGGCCGGCGGGCAGCAAGCCAACGCGGACATCGCGCGGGTCGCAAGCAACGCGCTCAGCCCGATTGCCAATAGCGCGCCGGTTCAGGCGCTGACGAACGGCTATCAGCAGAACTTCGTCCAGAACCAGTCGCCGCTGATGGGGACGATCAATGATGTCATCCCGAGTGCTACGGCGCAGATCGTCGCGCCCGAACTCGCCGGCCGCGTGAATGGGCTCGTCAAGTCTATTGGCCGCGCCGATGTGCCGGCGCCGACGCCGGGCAGTGTCGAGCTTGCGAACCGCGGCGTTGGTCCGGTTCCGCAGGGACTTCAGCCGGCGCCGGTAGGGCAGATACCTGTCGCGCCGGCCGCTAACGATCTGTCGGCGATTCTCAAGACAGAGCAGCCAGCCGTCGCGCCTCAGCCTGCCGCGACAATCGCGCGCGCACCGGCGGCGAATGATGCCGTTGGGATCAACCGTGCGGCGATCAATGATGCGAGCGGCGGCCGGCCTGACCTACCGCCGGCGCCGTCGACGCAGATTGTACCGGCCAGCGCCGCGGCGAATGATGCAAGCAAGGCTGCGCCGGCCGCCGCGCCCGCCGCGCCCGCTGCGCCCGCTGAAGTGCCGAAGTTCGACGACTCGGCGCCGTCGACCGTCAAGGCATCGCTCGCGCCTGACCAGCAGCAAAAGAATCTGGACCTGATGCGCGAAGTCGGTCTGACCGAGACGCGCCCGAGCGCGATTTCAGGCGACAAGTTCTCAGCCGGCAATGAGTACCAGCTTGCCAAGAGCGACACGCCGCAGGGCGAAGTGCTGCGCGCGCAGTTCGACAAGGAGCGGACCGCACTCGATAACTACCTGCAGCAGATCGCGCAGGATACCGGCGCGCGCGCGGCGTCGCCAGAAGAAGCAGGGCAGATCATCCGCCAGCCGCTACGCGACCTGAACGACTACTACGACAACGCGGTGAGCGGCGTCTATCAGGCGGCGGACCAGCGCGCGGGAGGTATTGCCGGGATCGATGCGGACTCGTTCAAGTCGATGATGGATACCCGTTCGAACTTCGCCGGCAAGTCGGAAAACGGCGCGCTCGGCCGCGGCATCAATGCGTACCTGAAAGAGCAGGGCATCCGCAATGCAGATGGCACGTTCAACCCGATGACGGCGAAGCAGGCCGAGGGTGTGCGCCAGTACATCAACAGCCAGTGGTCGCCGCAGAATTCCGGGCTCATCGGCAAGATCAAGGAATCGCTCGATACCGATGTCGCGAAGTCCGCGGGTGACGACGTGTATGCGCAGGCGCGCGCGCTGCATGCGGAGCGCAAGAACGTGCTCGACAACCCGAAAGGGATTTCCTCACTGCTCAACGAGGAAGGGCCGAACGGCATCAATCAGGCCGTGCCCGACGAGAAGATCGGCCAGAAACTAACCTCCATGCCGGTCGGCCAGCTTCGGCATATCGTCGAGACGCTGAAGAACGTGCCGGAACCATTGCGGCCGGGCGCGCAGCAGGCGTTGGCGGAAATGAAGGGCGTCTTTGCAGATGCGGTCAGCAATGCCGGCCAGGGTGCGGAATGGAATGCGGCCAAGGTCACGAAGCAGCTCAACGCGCAGCGCTCGCGAATGGGCCTGCTGTTTGACGACGCGGAAATGAGCCGGTTTCGCACGCTGAACGATGCGGGGCACGTTTTGCAGAAGCCGACAGCCTATCCGGGCGCCGCGGTGCAGGGTCACAACCTGCTGCAAAAGGCGGTCATTCTCGGGCCGGCGGCGGCGACTGCGGGTGCCATGTCCGCGCTGTTCGGCCCGCTTGGCGCTGCTGCGGCGGGACCGGCTGGCACGGTCCTGACGAGGAAAGCGACCGAGTTTGTCAACCGGCGCGCGGCCAACAAGCTAGCGGAATCGCTGTCCAACCCACGCGTCGACTGGCCGAAGTAATGGGAACACGAACCGGATCAGCCAGTGCGTTTGATGGCGCGGCTGCCACACGGCAGCAGTTTTCAGCTTCTTCTCATCGATCTCGAAAGGCGTGCCGCGCTTTCTGCCGAACACGGCGATAACCCGGCCGTGGATGTCTAGCACTTCAAACATGTAGTTCCCCAAGCCCTCCCTGTGAGGGCTTTTTCATTATAGGCCGCCGATGAGCGGCCTTTTGCTTTTGAGGCCCACATGCAGCTAATTCCAAATGCGAAGCAGCAGTTCATAGACCAGAACGGGCTTCCCCTCGCCAGCGGCACAGTCGGCTTCTATTTTCCCGGCACGCTGAACCCGAAGCCCACGTATCAGGACGCGGCCGGCACCATCGCGAACACGAATCCGGTGACGCTCGACAGCCGCGGGCAGGCGTTGATCTGGGGCTCGGGCGTGTACCGCCAGATCGTCAAGGACGGTTCTGGCGTGACCATCTGGGATCAGGTTACAGAGGACTCGAATGCCGGGCTGACCGGCAATATCACTGATGCGAAGTTCGTCAGCGGGGTTGACTTCATGCCCGGCACAACGACGCAACTGACGCTACCTGTCGCGCCGGCCAGCGCCGCAAACATGTGGGCATTCTTCGACGCCGGGTATCAGGCCGACGATCAGTATTCGGTCAACGGCACGACTCTTACTTTCAACAGCCCGATCCCGGTTGGTGTGCAGGAGGTCAATGTCAAGATCGGCACGACCATTGCCATCGGCACACCAGGCTCGGGCACGGTCACCGACGCATCCGTTGCGAGCGGCACGAAGCTCTCCAACCGGCTGAAAGACTTCTACGATCTGCGCGACTTCGGCGCCAAGTGCGACGGCACCACCGACGATACGACCGCAGTGCAGTTCGCAATCACGGCGGTCGGAAGTATCGGTTGCTCGCTGATTATTCCGGGGCCGACGCTGATTTCGGGCGCACTGACCTTCAGCCCCAACACGCAGCTTTTCCCGCTCAACGGGGGCTATCTCATCGGCAAGGCCGGGACTGAGCTGGTGCAACTTCAATCGGCGCCGCTGGCAGGCCCGGTCAAGCTGCTGGTGAACATGGCCGCGCGCGCGACGAACGGCATGACGGTTTATCCGGAGTGGTTCGGGGCGGCGGCTGATGGCGTGACAGATGACTCAAAGGCCATTCAGAGAGCAATCGACTTTCTGCAAAACACTGGCGGTATCGTCCAGTTTGAGGCTCGGACGTACATCATCGGGACTCTCGTGCAGATCGGGAACGGGGTCGGTGGCACCGGGCAAAACACTGTCCTGCAAGGCAAAGGGCGCCATTCCACAGTTATCAAAACGACTGGCGCAACTCAGTCCGCAATACAGGTCATTGGAGACCACACCTCCACTTTGCAGGGCTGCGCGATCCGCAATCTGTCGATCGATAAAACTGTCACTTCGACAGGAGGCGTTGGTATCACTGCGCAATACACCGCGATTCTTGAAATCTCGGATGTTCAGATCAATAACCATCTGCTCGGCGTCAGCCTGCTCGGTGCCGGCAACACGATGTGCAGTCTGGTGATTGTCACGTTCAGTGGTTCGACTCCGAATTTCAGGGGTTTCGACATCAACGGAGGCGGATCGAATGTCGGAGGTAGCAAGTCCAGCATCTTCAGGGACTGCTATGTAGAAGGCATCAATTACAGCGGCGCGAACGGGATCGGATTCCTCGCGTACGGGGCATACGTTTCCGATTTGGTCTTTTACGGATGCGCGACAGGGTCACTCACAATCGGCTTCGAATTCGACATGACGACCTCGGCCAATACCGGCAATGAGGACGTGCAACTGATCAACTGTGTTGCGGACGGATGCCTTACATATGGCGTCTTTGTTAATGGCGCGGGAGGGTCTGGATCGGCCGACTCCATGTTGACGATCCTCGGTGGATGGTTCGACATGGGAAATGTGCTGACCCAAGTGAATCTGATCTATCTGAATGGTTGCCAGGGCGTTGTTATCGAAGGTGCGCAGATCTATAACGCGCCGGCAGAACCGAATTCCTATGGTGTGTACATGCAGAACTGCCAGGGGTGCACCATCCTCGGCAACACCTTCCGCGAACTGAAATACAGCGTGTATTCGACCGGCGGTCGAAACAACATGGTGAAGGGCAACAATATTTTCAATGCAGCCGCGACGCCGGGCACACAGCAGGCAGTCATGCTCGGCGAATCCTACAGCTCTATCCAGGGCAATACGTTCCGAGGCTATGCGACGAATGGGGCGGTGATCGATGGTGCATCGATCTCGTGCAGCATGGTCGACAACATCGCTGACCCAGCGAACATCACAACCCGATACACGAATAGCGCAGGCGGGACTTCCTTCACCGCAAACAATATCGGCGCCTGACAGCCTGAACGAAACGGGGATTTCACTCATGGAACACTACAAAGAAGCCGCCATTGCCGCGGCCAAAGCATCGCCGGCATGGCTCGGGGTCTATATCACGCACGCGGCAGAAAACATCACCGTCTCGGGCCTTGCTGCGATTGCGGCGACGATTTACAGCGTAGTCCAGACATACATCTCGATCCAGAGATACAGGAGCGGAAAGTGAGCGCATTCGACGATGCATTTGCCGCGCTGCTCGGCAATGAGGGCGGCTACTCATTCAATCCAGCAGATCCAGGCGGCGAGACCATGTGGGGCGTCACCGCACGTGTCGCGCGCGCCTGGGGATACACCGGCGACATGAAAGACTTGCCGCTCGATACCGCCAAGGCCATCGCGAAGAAGTTCTATTGGGACCCGTACCAGTGCGACCAGTTCGATCCGCGTATCGGCTTCCAGGTGTTCGACGCGGCATACAACGGCGGCCGGCCCGCGCAGTGGTTGCAGCAGGCGGTCGGCGTTGCCGCTGACGGCGTAATCGGCTCTATCACCATCGCCGCGGTGCGCGCGGCCGATCCGATGAAGGTCATCATGCGCTTCGACGCTTATCGGCTGCAATACCTCGGCAACCTTTCCACGTGGCCCACATTCGGTCACGGCTGGGCCAACCGCATCGCAAACAACCTGATTCGGGGTGCGTCATGAGTGCATGGGATTCAGCATTGAACGTCGTCAAGACGCTCGCACCGACGATAGCGACTGCATTGGGCGGACCGCTTGCCGGCGGCGCAGTAATGGCGCTCGAAAGCGTATTCGGCATCACCGCCAAGCCCGACGCGTCGACCGATGACCGGCAAACCGCGATTGCCGCAGCGATCAGCGGCGCGACGCCCGAGCAGCTCGCAGCCATGCGCGCGAAGGATCAGGACTATGCGCTGGCAATGGCACAGGCTGGGTTCAAGAACACCGAGACGCTTGCGAGTCTCAGCGTTCAGGATCGTGCAAGCGCCCGCGCCATGCAGATCAGCACCAAGAGCCTGACGGCGCCGTTCCTCGCCTTATTCGTGACACTCGGATTCTTCGGCGTTCTGGCCGTGATGATGTTCGTCCCGCTGCCGGCAGCTACGCACGATGCGCTGATGCTGATGCTAGGTTCGCTCGGCACGGCATGGATCAGCGTCATTGCGTACTACTTTGGCTCAAGCGCGTCGAGCGATAGGAAAACCGAACTGCTCGCGCAGTCGACACCGGGTAGCACGCAATGAAACTCATCGGAAATTACCTGCTGAACATCCTGAAATGGCTCGACATTGGCGTGAACGTCATTGTCCTGTTCGGCGCAAGCAACGAGACGATTAGCGAGCGCTCGGCCAAGGCGCGCAACGCGGGGCGCAAGTGGGGCTGTTTGCTCTGCGGCCTGCTCGATCGGGTGAATCCGGGCCACTGCGACAACGCTTTGAAATCCACCATCGGCGATGACGCCATCATCAAGGACTGAACCATGAAACGAATCCTTTGCGCGGCGCTCGCCGCATTCACCTCGCTCGCGTTCGGCGCGACTCTCACGCCGGTTCAGCTTCTCAACCCGGTCGGATCATCTTCGGGACAAGTTATCGTTTCTACCGGGTCATCCACGGCCCCCGGATGGGCTAATGTGCCTGCTACTGCGCTTAGCGGTATCACGCCGGTAGCGAATGGAGGAACCGGGCTTGCCGCGCTGACGCAATACAACGTGATGGCCGGGAACGGGACTTCGGCGGTCTCGCTAATCGGACCCGGAGCATCTGGAACAATTTTCGTGTCGAACGGGGCAGCCAGCTATCCATCGTTCCAGACGGTCGCGTCATTGTCGCTTGCTCTCACGACAGGCAACTTGTCGCAATTCGCCGCGACCACGAGCGCGCAGCTTGCAGGCGTGCTTTCTGATGAGACGGGCACCGGTTCGGCGGTGTTCGGTACGTCGCCGAATATCACGACACCAAACCTTGTTGGCGTGACAAACGCAAGTAGCGCCGCCGCGGGCTCGGTGGGAGAGTATGCCGCGAATGCAACGTCTGGGACATCCATAACGAGCGGCGTGACCATCAATGCCACAAGCATTAGTCTTGCGCCGGGGGATTGGGATTGCCGCGCGCAGGCGGTCTTTCTGCCGGCAGCGAGCACGGTAATAGCGAATCTGGCAGCTGGTATAACGACGACATCCGCAACCCTGCCGACTTCTCCCGATACTTCGTATATCGGCACGACGATGACGGCTGGGGCGAACGGCACCACGACGGTCAACCCGCTTACGAAGCGGCTCAATGTTTCGTCGACAACAACCGTCTACCTTGTTGCATTCGCCCAGAGCGTGACGACCAGCACGGCCAGCGTCAACGGGTATATTCAGTGCCGGCGGATACGCTAACCCGAATATTCCGAGTGAGCAGCTTGCGCATGAACCGGCGCGCGGGCTGCTCGAAATAGCGGTGCGTACCGAGCGATATCACTATGACGGCACAGAGGATGATGGCCGTTCTGCCCATGAAGATCGCAATGTTCTCCGGTGTGGCGGGAACGAAATCGCCCGGCGCCATCTTCTCGATCACAATGACGTGTAGCAAGTACATCGAATAGCTCGCTTCGCCAAGCGCGACGAGCGGCCCATAGCATAGAGGCTTCACTCCGTACCGCGCGCAGCAGAAGATCACCGCTGCGATTGCCGGTAATAGCCCGATCATCCCCAAGATTTCAGCCAAACGCGGCGTGCCGAGTTCGTTGCGAGTCACGAACAGCACAATGTCGAGGACGGCCAGGGCCAGCACGAACCGCGCAATACGCCGTTCAACCACGCTCACACCGTGCCGTACGAGCGTCACATGCGCCTGCGCGAGCGCGCATCCAGTCAGGAATTCAAGCACGCGCGGATATGGCGCAACGTAGTTGAACCAGTCCGAGAACTGCGTCTTCGGCGCGCCCTTCGGGTTCTCGACGACGCCAATAAGCGAGCCGACGTGATCGATTAATGGGGCGTGCTGCTTGAGCCACGACAGCACGACGGCCGCAACGGCACCTATGACAATCGCGTTGATGACAGCGGAGCGGGGAACACGCACGCGCAGCATCGCCAGGCAGATAACCGGATACGTCAGATACAGGAAGAATTCTGTGCTGATTGACCACGCGACGTAGGTGTAATGGAATGCGAAGGTGATCGGGTGTTCGCCTATAAAACCGTATACCCAGCTTTGCACGCCGGCCAGCAGGTAGGCGAGCGCTTCCATATATTCGAGTCGGTATGAGTCAGGCGCATACAGGAAGAAATTCCCGCCTATGACATCGAACGCAGCCAGCGCGAAGAATAGCGGATACAGGCGGCTGAACCGGGCGACAGCGAACTCGTACACCCCGCGTGTCGACGACATCATCCCCGAATAGTTGTAATGGATAATGAAGCCGCTGAGCACGAAGAACAGCGACATGCCGAGGAACGCCAGTTGGTGAAACGGATCGGCGAATGGGACGCCGGGATTCAGCTTGAAGATCACCGGCCACAGGTGATCGAAAACGATGGAGGCAGCAGCGAGAAATCTGAGCCCCGTCAGCGCCGGTATCTCCTGGTTTTTCATTGTGGTAATTCCTCGGAACAATCTGTAATTGTTGCGCGGAGTTTACAACAAACCGAAAAATCCCATAGCGATAGAATCCCCGCATGGACGACGACACCGAAAACGCCACCGAATACATGCGCGAGCGGGCCGCGATCATGGAGATTGATGGCGGCCTCAAACGGTACGAAGCCGAGTTCTACGCGGTCGTGGCGACCTGGCGATTCTGCCAGCGTACCGGGGTGAAGGAGCCGATCGCGCTGAACTACCGTTACCACAGCCGCCAGTTCACTGGTGACGAGGCGAGGGAGCCCGGCGAGAAGACGGAATAAACGCCTTCGCGGTTTCTAATATTTCCCATACACTTCCCGCAAAACCGCGCCAGAGCTTGCCTGTTCTTTGTGCAAAATATTAGAAACGATACGAAGCTTTCCCTTACTGGGCGTGGGTTTGATGCCGATTTATTATCCTGAAGGGCTATCAGCAACAATTGTCTGCAAGCCCCGCCCAGTAAGGACTTTCTAATATTTTCTGGCGTCTTTCTAATATTTTCCGCTACGCCGACTTCGGAATTGCCAACCGGACGTTGCTGATCGGCACCGTCCGATCCTTGAAATAGATCTCGGTCGTTGACTTGTCGGCATGCGCCGCGGCGATCATCAGAGCGTCGATATCGTAGCCGGCCTTCTTGGCATCCGTCAGCGATTTGGCCCGGATGTCCTTGATCGTATAACCGTACTTTTCCAGTTTTGCCCGGTTGCATGCCTCTCGCCAGACCTTCAGTGCTGAGGTGTCGCGCCATGCTTTGCCGTCTCGCGAATGGATGACAAACGGCCCTTTGATCTTCCCGCTGGTGCGCGCCATTTCCAGCACGGCATCGATATCTGGCGTGATCGGCCAGTCGACTCTGGCCCCGCTCGAATCGCGTGTCTTGGAGGGGTGGAAGTGGATCACTCCGTTGTCGCGGTCGACCCAGTTGCTTTTCTCGTCCTCCCGCTTCCACCGCAATGCACGGATCTCTGTCGAGCGCTGCGCCGTCAGATAGCACAGATCGACCAGGCACAGGATCATCGGATTGCGCTCCAGCTCGGCGCGGATCATCGCGAAATGCTCGTCCGTAATGTAGACGTCGCGCGGCTTGGGTATGCGAATACGGATGCCATTGCAGGGGTTTTCGCCGGGATAGTACCGCTGCTCCCGACACCACTGGAAAAAGCCGGTCAGGAAGGCGCGCATCGTGCGCTGCATGTTGATCTTCTCGCCCCAGTTCGAGCGCAGAAATTCAACGACGAACGCGTTATCGACCTGATCGATATTGACGTCCGCAAAACCGGTCTTGACGTAGTTCCCATATAGCGGCCACGCGCGCTCACGGTGCTCGGACCTTTTCTCGCGCACGTATTCGTCGACAAGGTGAGGCACATTGCCGATGCCGCTCAGCGATTCACGCTTGCGCTTTTCAGCCGCAAGGCGCTCAAGCATTTTTAGCTCACCATCCTCGACGCGGCACAGTTTGATCCAGCTTCCAGCTTTCGGAAACCAGTAGTAGCTGCCACTTTTCTGATAGACCCGGTTCGGCAAGCCGTCGGGTATGGTGCGTCGACGCGCATTCATTTGATTGCCCGCAAGGTAACCGGCCGCAGAGCCGGGCGTTCTTCTTTTATTGGAGTGCTGTGCAGCCCGGCGCGCTTGGCTTGAAGCGCCTCAAAGGTAGCCCAGGTAACGACCGGGCTACCATCCCCGCAGCGCACGACGTTGATGCCGAACTGTTCGCGGAACCATTCTACCTGCTTGGTGTAGCGCTTCTTGCCGGTCACCCGCTCTAGTTCGGCGGCGGTCATCAATCGGTCGCTCATGCTGCTCTCCGCTCATATTCCCCAAATAGCGCCGCGACCAGCGGGTCACGAAACGCCGGCCGTGCCAGTTCTTTCCTGATCCGCTCGCGCCGTTCGGCGTCTGCTTTTTCCATCTTCGTCTTGGCGTGCCGCGCCTTGTATGCTCGGTTCTTCGCTCGCCGTTCCTCGGCAGTCTGGTTAGGTGGCTTGGGCGCGTCGATACCCGGGCCAAAGATGAACCGGGCGACGTACCGATAGCTCCGACCCTCCAGCTTCCATCCCTTGATGTGCACGTTGCCCTCAGTCTGAAGCACGTCTAGCACGTCTCTGACACATGGCTGGGATATTCCGGAAGCAACGGATATCTCCGGGATGGTCATTGCGCGCCGCTTGATTACGGCGCTGACGTGGGCGATGTTTTCTGCGCGTGGTTTGCTCATTGCTGCTCTCCCGCTTTCTGTGACAGTGCGGCCGGCGGTGATGGTAGTGGCCGCCAGTGCGACGCGCGGTGGCCGACTCCTGGCGTCGAAAAGCCATAATTCTCGTGATAGGTTCCACCTAGAACGTGTCCATTGAGATACCAATTGGGCGATTCCTGGTCGGCCTTCACAACGAATGCAACGATTTGATCGTTCTCCGGCATCCGTTCATCGACGCTGATCCACGCATCCCGCCCGTCTCCATTCTCAAGAGCGGCGGTGGGAGCGGTGTAGAGGGGAATCCACCCGCTTGTCTCAGGCTCGCTGTCGGTCAATTCGGTAATGTCCGTGCTGCGCATCCACGCCACCGGCTCCGCTGCCACCTTTTCGGCGGTGAGAGCGGCGCGGCCAGTTACTCGCAAGAATTCATCCCACAGCGATCGAGCAGAATCCTTGCCGGTGCGCTCAAAACCAAAGCGGCCGTCCGCATCCCACCACGCCTCAAACGCTTCCCGCTCCCCAATCGCCCTATTGGCGGCGTCCTCACCGCTCGGCGAAGTGTGATTTGTCGTGTTCATTTGCTGTCCTTTGCGCGGGCGGCGAAATTGGCGATAGCAACGGCGTGCTCGACATATTCAACGGGCAGGTCGATACCGTGCGCGTCGCAGATTGACACCACGTCGTCGTAAGTCACCGCCTCGTCTGCTTGCTCGGCGTCACCGCACGATTGCGCGGGAGCTGTGGGGGCTGCGGCGCGTGCATATTCGTCCAGCAGAAAAGTAGCGTTGCTTAGGATCATCACCCGGTCTGCGACCGATACGGGCGTATTTGCATCATTCATCCGGCACAAGGCCGCGCGAAATTCCTTGAACGTTGCGCGCTCATCAGTCATAGCCTCTCCGGCGATCTTGGTAGTGGTGGTATTCATCGGGCGGCCTTTGCATCCGGTTCGTCATACACGCAACTCAGTTCCCAATCGCCAACAATGGGTTGCATGCGTTCTCGAAGGCGATCATCGGCGGCCATTGAAGCAATTGCCCATCCGGCGCACAGATCAGTCGGAACGCCCTGGTCGTCAAATTCCTGATGGCAGTGAAACGGTGTGCCATCAACAACACATTTCAGCGCATCCATTACTGTCGGCAGGCAACCGTTTGGAACTGTCCCTGCAGCGAACGCACAGCTCTTGCAGCGTGATTTGTGGTTCGGGAATTTCGCCCGCGCTTCCAATTCGGCCTTATCGGTGAGCCTGGCGAGTTGTTCGCCTAGCATGCGACCTTCTGGGCTCGGTCGATTCGGCACCAAGCTCGGCGCTGCGTCTGTATCGGTATTCATGTCGGGTTCCTTGCGGGTGGGTCAGGCGAACTCAAAGCCACGCTCGCGGATCCGATCGCGTTGCAGGGCTTCGTATGCCGGGTTCAATTCGCATCCGATGAACTGTCGGCCGAGCCGCGCGGCGACCTGCCCGGTGGTGCCGCTACCGAAAAACGGATCGAACACAACGTCGCCGGCCCGCGAGCCCGCAAGCACGCATGGTTCGACGAGTGCTTCGGGGAAGGTGGCGAAGTGGGCGCCCGGGTATGCTTCAGTTGCGATCGTCCAGACGCTTCGGCGGTTCGCCGTCGAAAGATCGACCTCGCCGTCTGCGCGCGTCTTCTGAGCATAGGCAAGCAGTCCTGCCTTCGTTCTGTGTCGCTCGTCGCCGTCGGCGTATGCAACGGCGCCCTTCGGCGGGTTTACGTTGCCGGCCGTCTTGTACTTGTCGCGCGCTTTGAAGTTCATCGTGTCGAAAGACTGGATCTTCGTCTCGAGACTGGCAGGCACACGGATCGACGCCATATCGCAGTAGTAGCTCGAGCTCTTCGTGAGCAGGAAGATGTACTCGTGCGCCTTGGTGCAACGGTCCTGTACTGATTCCGGCATCGGGTTCGGCTTGTGCCATACGATGTCCTGCCGGAGATACCAGCCGGCGTCTTGCAGTGCGAACGCGAGGCGCCACGGCTGGCCCATCAAGTCTTTGGCCTTCAGACCGGTATAGCGCTTGGCGCGGCCGATCCCGCTGTCTCCATGAAGCGCTGCCACGTGCTTTCCGCCAGTTGATCCGCCCCATTTGCTGTCGTTCGCGTACGCGTCGCCCATATTCACCCATGCGGTACCGTCGTCGGCGAGCAGCTCGCGGCACAGTTCAAATACGCCCGTAAGCGTGTCGATGAATTCGCGCAGCGTCGGCTCGTGCCCGATCTGGCCGTCGACGCCATAGTCGCGCAAGCCCCAATACGGCGGCGATGTGACGATCGTCTGCACCTTTACGCCGTCGGCGATCATCGCGCGCATGGTGTCGCGGCAATCACCGAAGTGGCATTGATCGATCCAGTTGCTCATATTCCCTCGCCGGCATAGCCGAACAGTTGTAAAAAACGGGCGCTGACCTAGCCGCCCTAAGCACGCCGCGCTGTCTGCGCGGTTCGGGGGTTACTGGATGCGCGTCTCGTCCTGCGCGAGGTCGCTGCCTTCGAACGGATCACGCTCGTCATCCGTCTCGTCCGGATGCCCATCAAACAGCGTTGGCATGTGGTCCGGCGGCGTAAGGTCGATGAAGATTTCCTGCTGCAGGCGCGTCGCGACCTTGCCGTGATCGATCTCATCTTTCGGATGCGCGGTGACCTTGAAAGCGACACCGACAGATCCGCCTTCCTGCGCTACGAAGCGGATATCCTTCAGGCCGCATTCCGTGAGCAGCACGTCATCGGCGCCCGTTGCCCCGATGCGGATGCGCAGCATGAATCCTGCGTACTTGCGGTCCCAAGCCAAATTCCTCATGAACGGAAAGCGCAGCTCGGTCAGTTCGTTGTCGTCGTATTCGAGCGGCAGACCGCCGGGCGTCGGTTGCGGCTTGCGATAGAGCATCGGACGCAGCGCGCCGTCGAACTGGTCGAGGATCGAGCCCGAGCCGACGAGATAGAGGCCGATGGAAAGGGCTGGGATTCTGTCCTTGCCGTGCTTCTCCGACACGTTGGTCACGGAACTTATCTTGCAGAGCTGGTTGCTAACGGTGAACATGGTTTCTCCGGGGTGAGGAAGGGTTAGGCGCCGTTGATCACGTCGCGGCGGTCGTCGATCGCCTGCTTGAACTTCACGTATTCGGCTTCAGGAAGGCCGCGCCCGCTATCAAGAACCATGTCCAGCGTGTCGATATCGTTCGCCTTGTCGACCTGGCTGAGCAGCGTCACATAATCGAGCGTCGATGCCTGCTGCTGCGCACGCTGGTCGCTGATCTCACCAGTGGATTGATCGACATAACCGTCGTCTACAGTCGTGAACTGTCCATCGATGACCGCACCGTTGTCCTGCGGCAGACCCATTTCCGCGCGCTCGTCGAGACCCACAGCGGTCTGAATCTCGATGCTCACCGGCAGGAACTTGAACAGGCGCCGCACGACCGTCTTGAGCGCCATGGCCTGATAGTCGGTCTTCCATGGGCCGCCGTTACCGGCCTTGCTGCGGCCCCGGATAGCTTCCACTTCGGCCCGGCTCATGACGTCGAACTGAATGCCGCCATCCTTCAGCTTTGCCACTGCGTAGACGAACTGGAGCTTGTCGCCCTGCGTCCGGTTCGGGTTATTCCAGTCCGGCTCATGTTCGATGTGCGGATCGAGACCAAGACGGCATTCGAACTTGTCACCTTCATAGACGGCGCGCGCATCAATGCTCACGATCTGGCCGGAGCGTCGGGCGAGATCGATCATGCCGCGGTAGCCGATGATCAGTTGCACGTCCTTACCGTAGGGCAGCAGATAGGCGTGCCCGAGCGCATTGCCCGGTTCAAGCCCGAGCTGCGCGCACTGAATGACGGCACCGAAGAACGAGACGGGTGTGCATTCGGCCAGTTTCGGCACCTTGCGGATCTCGGTCGTGACGATGCGCGCGAGGCGTTCAGGCGTCATGTGGCGCGGCAAAGCGGCTTTGATCTGCGCCTGCATGCTTGGGCTTGCGAGCATGTGTGCGACCTTGTCGACGGGGGTCTTCGCGACTTCGCCGTTGCGGACATTCGAAAGGCTGGTGGTGGTCTGTGCCACGGTGTCATTCCTCGGAAATTAAGGCCCACTGCGGGAGCCGGATCACATCAATGCCCGTCGAATACCCGGGCCACGTGTTGGTGCGCTCGCACTCGGCATACGTGCGCAGGTTCTTGCGGTACTTCTGGCGGCCGGCTTCAAGGCTTTCCTCGTCGAGCATGAAAGCGTTGGCGGCGTAGGGGTATTCGGTTTCCACAGCGACGAACACGAAGCCGAGAACGCGCCGGCCGCTGGCTGCTGAATATCCGTCGCTGTAGAACGCTGCCTGGACGTCGTAGCGCTTCCGTGCGACCTGCTTCCGGAACTCGTGCGGGCTCGCGCTCGAATAGGTCTTCAGATCGAGCAAAATCACACCCGCTTCGCCGCAGTCGTTCACCCAGTCAGGCCGGCAGCGGCACTTGACGCCCGTTTCTTCGTCAGTCCAGAAGGCCGACACTTCAGCCTTCCCATTAGCCAGCGCTTCGCCGATCTCCGGCAGCGCGCGCACCGATACCGCCTGGCGAATTGCCGCCTCGTACTGGTCGTTCTGGATCGCCACACGGTTCGGATTCGCTTCGACGAACTCTTTCCAGACCTTCGTATTGCGATTGACCGACGGACCGACGACATAGCGCGACTCGAATTCATCCGGCTCCAGCACGGCGCAATGCGCCAGATTCCCTTCAAGCTGCCCGGACTTGGTCACGGGCGCCGGCCGGTTCGGATCGCGGTGCCGCGCATAGAAGATCGCCGGCGACAGGTCGAGCGTGTCGAGTTGCGACTTCGATACCTCTGGCATCGCGTGGTACTCATCGATGTTCAGGTAGTTGTGGATCACATCAAACTCCGTTGAGCCGCAAGAATCACGAACGCGGCGAGCGTCCCGAGAATCACGGCGAGGACAGGGCGCGCGTCGAGGTAGGCAGAGAAGCGGCGGATCATTGCGGCACTCCAAGGCGCGTCAGCGTCTCGAACAACTCATCGGCGTCCTTGAATACAGAGCGAGCGTCTTCCCTCGTTGCCATATCGAGGTAGTGATAGTCGTACAGGTGGTTGTAATCGCAGCCAACCTGCACCGACACGACGTTGCTCTCGTTATCGCGGTGATATCCGAGGTACGAACAGCCGCCGTGCCAGTCGAAGAAATTCGAAGCGTCCTGCCACATCGAATTGCCTTCGAATTTCGAGAACTGCGGATGCTTCGGGTAAATGAAGGCATAGAGGCACCATTTGTGCTCGACACGCCCCGTCTTGACGAACTCGCCATCCCTCACATCGAATCCTTCATCGGAGTGCCGACTGACCTTCACGAGGAAGTTCTGACCGCGCTTGGTCCATTCGTCTTTGTGTCTCCAGTCGCTCACCGCACACCCCCAACCGTCGGGCAGTGGTGGAAATGCTTCGCGATGTGCTTCGGCACGAACAGGCTTCCGATCGTCACGCGAGGCTCAACACCGCGGCGCGCAAGCGCAGCCTTTGCAGCCCTCTGGCGCCGCTCAGTGCGAGCACACAGCGCCTGGTATTCCGAGTCCATCAGCTCGGCGCGTGAGAGCTTTACGCCGGTGCGCACGTGGCGCAGGTCGAGGTTCTTAACCATGTAAGCCTCCGAAGATCGAAAGAAAGCGCTCGCCGAAAAACACGAGCATCAGCAGCGCGAAGAAAAAGAAGCCGGCGACGAAGCACTGCGCGCCGATGATCACGTCAGCGTCGACCAGGTCAGCCAGCGTCGGCTGATCGCGCCGGTCGCGGTACTGGCGACGGCGGTAGAGGGTCGTCATCACGCTGCACCCCGCACAAACGCGCAGCACACGAGTGCGAGGACGCCCCAGAGCAGGAAGAGGATGGCGATGCCGCTCATGATTGGCTCCCGGTGGCTTTGGCGATTGCGGCGCGACGGATACGTTCGATCTCGCGCGGATCGGACAAATGCGGCGTCTTTCCCCATGAGCAGCAGTTAAGCCACCAGCTATTCAGATGCTGAGGTGATCCACTGACAATGACTCCCCCGTCACGACCGGACTGGACTGCGTGCAATCTCGGTTTCTTTCCACAGTAGATGCATTCGCAATGGTCTAGCCCTTCGATTCCTATCAGACGTTGGTCGTAACTTTTGACGTCGCTGTGAGACTCTGTCGGGCGCCACTGAAGGCCAAGCGGGACATGCACGCGGTAGCCGTCCCAGTAATCGAATACGGGTGAAATGATGTCCTTGTAACCGGCTCCGCGCTTTCGCATATGGGCCGCGATAATCACTACCGCGCCCGATACTGCGACGCTCGGCACGCGCCATTCGAATACGCCTTCTGACACCGGCTTTTCGGTGGCGTAATCGATCCATGCCGCCGCGTCTTTGATCTCGCTCATTGCAGTGCTCCCGTAATTTGTGCGTTCTGAAGCTCTGACATGTGCATCGCCGCACGCAGATCCGCAGCCGACTTGATGCACTGCGCGGCAAGAAAACCTGCAACCTGATCGTCAATCGGCGCCTTCAGCAGGTGGTCGGCCGTCACGTTCAGAACGCTCATGGCTTCGATGATCTTTTCGAGGCGGACTTCCATCACACACCTCCTGCAAGGCGGCGCTTCACGATCTGCTCTTTCACCTGGTCGAGCAGGCAGTAAAGCGTGTGCACGTCCGCGTTGCTGCCGCGCGCCAGCGCTTGCATAAACGCTTCCTTCTGCGGTCCGGTCATTTCGACGCACTCTTCGAGCAGGTCGTCAAAGCTGACTTCGCGCTCGATGCGCTCGCGGCGGTCGTAGGCGATCAGGGCTGAGCGATCGAGCGCATCAAGCTCGCGGTCGAACATCCAGTCGCCGTACTTCATGGTCTTGTTGATGACTAGCGGAATCGCGCTCATGGCTCAGCCCCAGCAGATGTCGTCGTAGAAAATCGTCGTGAAGTAGCAGTGCACCAGGTGACCGTTGCGGCACCGGTAGTCAGAGCTGTGCAGAACGCCGTGGCGCAAATTTACGTAGCTGTGGGTTTGCATTTCGGTCACCTCATGTGTGGTGTTGCTGTGAGGTGAAGATTAGCAATCACTAAACCGTGAGTCAAGTAAAGACTAAACTTTTATTTGTAACAAGGCTAGCCCCGACGATGCGGGGCTAAGTGACGGCTAAGCGCGGAGGGTGAATCAGTGGCAGTGGGACGTGATGACGCGAACGGCCATCAGCAGGTGATGCGCAATTTCATTCAGCAAGTCTTCGGTCTCTTCGCGGCTGGGAGGCAGTTTAAGTTTGTGGCCGACGCTCTTGCGTGATCTGTAGGAGTCGAGGTCTATGACTTCGTCACTTTTTTCGGCGCTTGATTGCATGTGAGGGATCCTCTCGTATTGCAGCGCTGAGCTGCTGCTCGGCTAACCGGAATTCATCTATCCCGGATGAACCATTGTGAGGGACCGGTAAGGAGTTCGCAATCTGCAGAATTCCCGTGATCATCGGAAACATTTTTCGGGCCGGATCGCTAATGGCGTCCAGACGGGTGATCCACTGAATGAGGTTCAAAGCGTCGGCGGTAAGAGGCACTTTTTGGCTTGTATTCGACGAATCGATGCCTTCGTCAGAATCCAAAAAACCACTGCCCATTCCATAGTCGGCCTCAAGCCGACGAGCTAGCCGCTCGCCAAACGAACCCCCGGCCTTGATTTGTGAGAACAGGCTTTTGTCCTTCGCAGGAGCTGAGTGTGTTTCAAGCCAGCGCTGAAGGTTAGCGCGGCGGATGTCTTGAATGTCCATGGCGCAAGTTTAGTTTCTTCTAAATTAGTATTCACTTGACCCACCGTTTAGCAAGTACTAAACTGCCTCTAAATCAACCTTCCCCAAGGTGAGGCACTGTGGATCTCAAGACATACATCAACAGCGAGCGCGGCACGGCCACGAAACTGGC